GCTGGGATTGTGATTTTGGAACGCTCCCTGCGGCTGTAAACGAATGGTAGAAAAAGAGTAGGTTGCTTATGGAATTACCAAATGGTAATATGGTATCAACCGATAACCCAAATGTCACCCCTTAAAAAGAAGCCGGTTGTTTTTTCTTCCCAGGGCATGAGGGGAGGGCTGCAAAGCCCTCTCAGCAAGCCGGAAAGATATGCGAACAATCGGTAAAATAAGGCTATTTCAGTGTACTTAGAGTCGTCTGTATGGTATAATATTCATATAAACAACAGGCTTAAAGGAGTGATTTGAAATGGCTATTTGGGTTAGCAGGTACACAAACAAGGAATTGCAGAGTGGTAAATATTATCCGGTTGGAATAAGCATCGGAACACCGAAGTTTCCACTAGGCTACACGCTGGTAAAGCAGTGTTACAGCCTGGCACCGAAAGGATATATGCTGAATATGGACCTGGAACGGTTCAAGCCGGCATACTACGAGAAGCTGGAAACGATAGGAACGCAGCGAATCATCGACATGGTGTGCAAGATGGACGATGAGGCGAGAGCGGAGGGGAAGGAACTTGTTCTCCTGTGCTACGAAGATGTGAGGATTCCGGAGGACTGGTGCCACAGAACAGTATTTGCCGAATGGTGGGCTGAGAATACGGGAGAACTGATTGAGGAACTTCCGGACCCGACACCGCCAAAGGTAAAGAAACCGCAGAAAGCGAAAGAAGAAAGCAAGAAACCTGTCAAAGAGGCTGAGAAGTCGGAAGATAACAAGTATCAGCAAATGAGTTTGTTCGGTATGGCAGGGATTTAATCATAATATCCGGAACTGGTGAAAGAATCACGTTCCTCGTCCAGAGGAAAGTTCCTGCTCACTGCAGGGTTCCGGTCCAAAAACAACGGCATCGCATTCAAGAGAGTGCGGTGCCTTATTTGTTATCTGAAGCGTACACGGGTGTCTTTTTTGTGCAATATGCTGAGGTGGGTGTCAAAAATTACGGGGCTGATACCAGGGAAGCACCTCGGCTTTTTGTATAGATTTCACAAAAACAAGGGAAGGAGTGAAGAACAATGGCATTTTTTATGAATCCGGGAGCAATGTTTCTGGGGTGTTTGGGTACATCGGAGCAACGATTTCTGAAAAAGCTGATTGAAACAGCGGCGAAGTCGGGATATACGAGATTTGTTGAACCTTGCGCCGGTACATTTGCCATGAGCAATCTGGCAGTACAAAGCGGATTCAAACCGGAACAGATTGAGACGAGCGATGTAGCAATGATGCCTACGGTGCTTGGGTACGCAATCACAGACCAGTCGTTAGAGCCTTTGGAAATTCATGCGCAGGGTTTTAGCGATGAAGAACTGTTGGACCCGGCAACAGCACTGTACGCACAGTTGTACCTCAGAACCTCGAAGAGTGCCGGCAACGACTACTATCACAATCTGTTAGTGGACTTGCGGCAGAGAAGAGAGGCACATATCGCAAGCATCAATCAGCAGATCGAGGTCACAAGGAACCTGCTACATGGAATGAGCTACCGGCCACTGGATATGTGGGTGCATCTGAAAGAGGTGCTCGACGATCCTCATGCAATCGTTATAGCAAATCCGCTAACCTATTTCTCCGGATACGAGAAGTATTACGACACGCAGGGGAAAATGACCTGGAAGGAACCGGAGTACGAATTGTTTGATCCGGAGACAGGACACAAGCAGTTCTACGATATGTGCATGGATGCGAAAGCCCTAGTATTGTGCTACCAGGAAAAGAGAGTAGGGGAGGCAATCGGCTATACGATATACGCCCGCTCTGGAACAAGGGCAGATTTGAACGCCTACATCACGACCAACAGAGAAGAAGAGGCTTCGATGCTGGCAAATGGCAAGAAGATAAAGCGACCATCTGAAAGCAAGTTGGAACCGTTGCCCTGCAGTATGCTTCCGAGAGATTATGAAATCAAAGAGGACAGCAAAGTGCAGATATTGTCAATCAAGGCAGCAGAGGCTCAGTATTACCGGGTGCTGTGGACTCATAACTTCGTGGGTTCCTCAGCCACATGGAACAGGGCATTGCTGATTGACGGTTATGTGGCAGGCGTGTTCGGAATATCGAAAATGGCTTCTGATTCCGTCTTTGTGTGGTATGTGATGAAAGTACCGCACGAGAAGTACCGGTTAGGTCGCCTCTGCTATATGCTCGCTCAGAATAAGGAGTTTGTAGATACCCTCCTGGACAACATCGACCAGGAAAAGGTGACAAAGATGCGGACGGCAATGCTCACCCGGTACCCGGAAAACAAAGAGGTACGGGGCATCATGAAACTGGTAAACCGCCAGGAAGATAAGCAGAACGGTTATAAACTGACTTACGAGGCTGAGTTAAAGCAGGGAAGAACGGAACAGGAAACATTGATTGAATGGCTAAGGAGGGAAAAAGAATGGCAGAAGAACAGGGCAAAAGCTACGAAGTAATATACGACATGGGTAGCGGCCTGGTGATTGCGAAAGTCCAGATTGATAAAGTCAAGGAGCAGGACATCAATGCCAGGGTTATGAAGAATGAGATGCAGGATCAGCTGACGGCCAACATTTCCAAGAGAGGCCAGTTGGAGAGCCTACCTTTTTTGGTTGAAACCGAGAACCGGCTGGAGATTGTTTCCGGACACCACAGAATCAAGAGTGCAAGAGCAGCAGGATTGAAAGAAATCGTGGTTATCATTGATGTGTCCGGACTGTCAAGGAGCCAGATAGCGGCAAAGCAGCTGGCACACAATGCGATATCCGGCTTTGACGATGATTCCACCCTGCGGGAAATCGTGAAAATGATAACCGATGTGGATGATATGATCGAGAGTTTCATAGGCAAGGACATCATGGAGGAACCGCTGGAGCAGTATGACAAGATGCTTTCTCCTGCAATCCAGTTTGATTTTAAGAATGTGGTGTTTACATTCCTACCGCACCAGGTACAGGACATGGACACCCTGGTTAAGAATTTGGAGACCACCGCACCGGAGATTATCGGAGTGGCATCCTACGAACAGTGCAAGAGTTTCGTTGAAACCCTCAGCAAGTATCAGAAGTTTACAGACATCCGTAATGTGGGTGCTGCAGTTCATTCAATGATCCAGGCAGTCAACGAGAAAATGAATGATGCAGGATTTGACGAGGAAGAAGATTGGACCTATCTGTCTAAACTGTTCGGAAATAGTGCGGTACCCGGTGAAGCAGCAAAGGTTATCCAGCAGGCGATTAAAAAAGCGGAGAAAGAAGGCACCATTACGAGTAAGAACAGGTGGCAGCTTATCGAATACCTTTGTGCTGATTACATCGGCGGGTAATTTATTGTATGGCGGCACAGCCGAAGTACAATGCCCTTTACCACGATGACTGGGCGTGGTCTTTGGCTGCAATGGGTGCCACCAACGAAGAGATAGCCGATGCCATGGGTATCTCGAAGAGAACAATTCTCCGATGGGCCAAGGAACACGAGTCATTTGGAAAGGCACTTGCGGAAGGTAAGGGAGTGTCTGATGCTAAGGTGATCCGCAGTCTTTACCAGAGAGCCACTGGGTATGACTATGAAGAGGAAAAGAGAATCATTGAGTACAATACGGACGGAAGTGTGAAACCTATAAGGGTGGAGAAATACAAGAAACACGCTCTGCCAGAGGTTGCCGCTCAGTGTTTCTGGTTGAAGAACAGGCAGCGTGAGCGCTGGATGGACAGACCGCAGGATTACATTGAGCAGAGCAGCGACAATGATACGGAAGTTCAGATTTACCTTCCGGATAATGGGAGGGATTCAGATGGCGAATAGAGTTGTGTTAGCACCGCAGAAAGGACCACAGGAAACATTCCTGGCAACCTCTGCGGATATTTGCATTTATGGAGGAGCAGCCGGAGGCGGTAAGACCTATGGCTTATTGCTTGAAGGACTCCGGCACATGAACAATCCGAATTTCAATGCGGTTATCTTCCGTAGGAATTATACGCAGGTCACTTCTCCAGGAGGCTTATGGGACAGTAGCAAAAAGATTTACAGCCAAGTGAAAGGTTGCTATCCGTTAAAGACACCAAAACTACATTGGACTTTCAAAAAAGGCGCTACGGTCAATTTCGCACACCTGGCAAGTGATGATGATTGCCTTGACTGGCAAGGTTCGCAGATTACAATGATCGGGTTTGACGAGTTGACACATTTCTCGGAATATCAGTTTTTTTATATGATGTCCAGAAACAGAACAGACTCCGGTGTTTCTCCGTACATACGGGCAACCTGCAACCCGGACGCAGATAGTTGGGTTGCGAATTTCATCAAATGGTGGATAGACCAGGACAGCGGTTATCCGATAAAGGAGCGTTCTGGGAAAATCCGGTGGATGATCCGACTGAATGAGGAAATCCATTGGGTAGACAGTAGGGAAGAAGCCGTTGAACTTGCAATGAAAAACGGAATAGAACGTATCGAGGCTGAGACAATGCCGAAGAGCGTTACATTCATAGCGAGTACACTGCAGGATAATAAGATTCTGATGCACAATGACCCAGGGTACCTTGCAAACTTGAAAGCACTTCCGGAAGTTGAGAGAGAAAGACTTCTCAAAGGAAACTGGAAAATCAAGGCGGCAGCCGGTCTTTTCTTCAAGCGAACACAGGTAGGACATATGTTGGAAGAATTGCCAAAGGATATCATCATGTGGGCGAGAGGCTGGGACCTTGCGGCTACTGACGAGGACGAAGATGGCGATCCGGCATATACTGCAGGGGTTCTGATAGGTAAAACCAAGGAAGGACGCTATGTGGTCGCAGATGTAATTAACCAGAGATTAGAAGCATCCAAAGTAAGGGCGCTCATAAAGCAGACTTGCCAGATTGATAAATCAAAGTACGGAAGGGTTATAGAGAGACTTCCGCAGGACCCAGGGCAGGCAGGAAAAGCGCAGGCGCAGAGTTTCATTAAGTTCTTATCGGGTTTTCTTGTGAAGTGCATACCGGAGAGTGGAAGTAAGGAATCAAGAGCAGAACCATTTGCAGCACAGTGGCAGCCAGGAAATGTAGATGTACTGATAGCACCGTGGAATGAGGTGTATTTCAACCAGTTAGAGTCATTCCCAGAGTCAAAATTTAAGGATATGGTGGACGGCAGCAGTTCCGCTTTCAACGAGTTGGAGAACGGAGCGACATACTCAGCACCACCGAAAAGTTCAAGTTTAGGAAAGAACAGTTATTGGAGAAAGTGAGGTGAGAATCAATGGCCACGAACAAAGAGATTGGCCGCATAGGGCAGAGGAGAACCGGCGGAGTATTTTACGAGGAGTTCCTGCACGAACTGAGAGGCACACGAGGGATAGAGGTTTACCGGGAAATGTCAGAGAATGACGATGTGGTAGGCGCTATCCTTTTTGCGATAGAAATGCTTGTGAGGCAGACCGACTGGAATATCGAGGCTGGAGGCGATTCTGCCAAAGACAGAGAAGCGGCAGAATTTGTTGAAAGTTGCATGGATGATATGCAGGACACCTGGATTGACACCATTTCGGAAATCCTGTCTTTCCTCACTTATGGTTGGAGCTTTCACGAGATTGTGTATAAACGGAGAATGGGGAACACGAAGGACCCACGAACCAAGAGTAAATACAGCGATGGTCTTATTGGTTGGAGGAAATTGCCTATAAGGGCACAGGAAACACTCTATAAATGGGAGTATGACGATGAAGATAATCTGAAAGGCATGGTGCAGATGCCGCCGCCGGACTACGGACTTCTGACAATTCCGGCTGACAAGGCGCTGCTGTTCCGCACAAAATCCAGAAAGAACAATCCGGAGGGAAGGAGCATACTGAGAAATGCCTACCGATCGTGGTACTTCAAGAGAAGAATCCAGGAGATAGAGGGCATCGGCATTGAGAGAGACCTTGCCGGATTGCCTGTTATCTACGGTCCGGAAGGTGTTGACCTGTGGGACGATACCTTAGAGGAAAACAAGAGAAACAGAGCTGGGTTAGAGGCAATGGTGCGTAATATCCGCAGAGACGAAATGGAGGGCGTTGTCCTTCCATACGGCTACGAGTTAAAGCTCCTGAGTTCCGGCGGAACAAGGCAGTTTGATACAAATGCAATCATCAACCGATATGATACGAGAATTGCCATGACAGTGCTTGCAGATTTTATTTTCCTCGGACACGATCAGACAGGCAGTTGGGCTTTGAGTTCCGACAAAACGGAACTTTTTGCTATTGCAATCGGTGCGTTCCTGGATATTATCTGTGAGACATTCAATAGCCAGGGCATTCCTCAGCTAATAGATATAAACGGAGACCATTTCTCCGGAATCACTGATTATCCGAGAATGACACACGGAGACATTGAGGATGCTGACATTACAAAGGTGGCATCGTTCATTAAGGACATGACAGGCATCGGGGTTCTGGTACCGGATGATGGACTGGAGGACTACATCCGCCAGGTAGGACATTTACCGGAGAGAACAGCTGATGATAGAGACCTGGACGAAAGGCGGAAAGAGCAGCAACAGCAGAACCAGCCACCAGAGCCGGAAACAGCCGCAGGCAAGACTCCGAAAGAAGAAGCCGAAGAAATCCCTGCAGACCAGATAGAGGCGGCTAAAAAGCGTCTTGGAAGGAGGTAGCCTATGGCACTTCTGATAAGACCGGGAAAGCGTCTGAAAAAGGCAAAGTCCAAAACAAGCCAGGAAGTCCTCGACAGACTGAAAAGTTATCTGGAGAGTACGGAAGTAACCGGGGAACCGGTCAAAGTCCTCTGCGGATTCTGGAAAGACCAGCAGAACGCAATTACATACCAGGAGTTGCGAGAGGCAGTGAAAAGCGGAGAAATCAGCAGTCAGACGCTAAGAGACTGGCAGCAAGATTACTCGGTTTTAGTATCTGAAAAACTGAGCAGTATGTGGACCAAAGCAATAGAGGCAGGACCATCGGGGCAACCGCTCATGGATGGTCTTGCTTTTGAGTTTAACACGCAGTCAACTGGCATCCTCAACTGGATCAAGGAGAGGGGAGCCACTTTTGTAACAGCTTCTACCGAGGAACAGAAGAATGCAATAGCAACCCTGCTGACACAGAAAATGCGGGAGAGCCACACAGTAGACGAACTGGCGAGGATGATCCGCCCCTGCATCGGATTGACCGAAGGGCAGGCGGCAGCCAATGCGAAGTATTATGACAGCATTGTGTCTACTCTGACAAAGGAACATCCGAGAATGAGTGCATCCAGCATCCGGCAAAAAGCCCTGGACGCTTCGCAGAAATACGCCGAAAGACAGCACCGGCAGAGAGCATTGACGATAGCACAGACGGAAAGCGCCTTTGCATACAACAGGGGTGCTGATGAAGGAATCCGGCAAGCACAGGAGCAGAGTCTACTCGGTGAGGTGAAGAAAGTATGGAGTACATCCGGAGACGATGCTGTGTGTGAAGTATGTGCTGCATTGGAAGGAATGGAGATAGGTCTTGACGATACTTTCAACTACCGGGGCAAGTTGCTATTTCCAGGACAGAAGATGTTGCCACCTGCACATCCAAGGTGTGCTTGTGCGATAGAGTATATTGAAGTCAGCAAGCCCCAGATAAAAGAGGGCATGTTTGATAGTGAGACACTCACAACACAGCAGGATAGTCTCGAAGCCGCACAAGCCGAGTACGACAGAACATTTGAAGGACAGACGCTTGACGCACAAACCTATAAGGATGCGGCAGTAGGAATGGCCGAACTTGATTACAACCCAAGTGCAGAGCGTGTGGTCGAAATGGTAAACTCCGTCAACGAGTACACAGGTGGAGATTACACGGACATCTTAGCGGCACAAGCAAACTTTGAGGGACGCTTCGCAGGCTACTCCGGCACAATGACGCAGGAGGCAAGAGAAGCAGCACTCCAGAATTTAAGGAACATTGAGGAGTTTATAGACAATTCTCCTGCTTACCAGGGAAAAGTGTACCGAGGTCTTGGATTCGATGTCGGAGGAGAGTATGACGATGGCAGCTACGATGCATTCCGGAATCTTTACAAAAAAGGATCAGTTGTGGAAACGGACACATTAACAAGCTGGACGAAAGACGAAAGTTTTCTGTCTGAGGTCCATGCTTACCGAACTGGCATAGACGAAGAGTGCGAGTATTCGGTAGAGGTCACGATCCGAATGAAAAACTGTGAGACTGGAGTTGACATAGAGAAATATTCGCAAGTGCAAGGCCAGAAGGAAGTCCTGTTCAACAAAACCTCACTGAAAGTTCTTGATGTAAAGGAAAACTGGAAGGACGATGAACTGTTACAGCTGATTATAGATGTGGAGGAAATGTGATGGATGGAAATTTAGCCGAGCGAATGGCGGCGGAAGAAAACTTCTGTCGTGCAGGAAAAAAGAAAGGTGGTAAAATGAAAAAATTCTCAGATTTGATAGAGAAATCTGCGGAAAATCCACAAAAAACTGACGGAGACAGTCAGAAAAGTGTGATTAAGGGCAGATTCAGAATTGCCAAGTCGGACGATGAAAAAATGCTTGCCTTCGGGTGGGCGAATGTTTCCATCCGTTCTGATGGAGAAGTGATCGAGGACTGGCAGGAGGATATCGTAGAGCCGGAAGAATTGGAAAATGCAGCCTACGAATATGTTCTGCTCTACCGAGAAGGTGGAGAAATGCACGAAAGAGGCGGGGCGGCAGTCCTGGTTGAAAGTGTGGTATTCACAGAAGAGAAGATGCAGGCCATGGGTATTCCTGCAGGAACACTTCCGGTTGGCTGGTGGATTGGTTTCAAGGTCACAGACGAAGAAGTATGGAAAAAGGTCAAGGACGGTACCTACCCGATGTTCTCCATTGAGGGAGAGGCAGAAAGGGTTGAGGTAGAGGACGAAACCACCGCTTAGAAAAGGGGCGTAATGAGGTTTTCAGATCGCCCAAACCTATAATTATACCTTTGAGCCTGTAAAAAAGGCGTAGGTAGACACTATTTTGAGGTAATTCAAGGGACATCCGATAGGGTGTCTCTTTGTTTTATAATTCCACGGAAAGGAGGAAGCGAAGTGGCAACAAAACTCAAAAATCTCAAAATCAAGAAAGTAGATTTTGTGGATGAAGGTGCTAATCCGGATGCTCACATCCGCTTGTTAAAGAGCAAGAACGGGGGCGAGCAGTCCGTAGGAGAGAACAGCGAGAAAGGTACTGGCGTACTGAAACGATTCTTTGCAGTTATTGGCAAAGCAGTCGGCATGGGCCAGGACGAAATCGACAGTGCGTTAGAGGAAATCCAGAAAAGCGATGCCGTTAGTTTCAATGAGAAATTCAACGAAGCAAAGAACCGGAAGATTGCTGATGAAATCTGGGATATATGCTACGCACTGCAATCTTCGCTCTGTTCGATTCTGAACGATGAAGAGCTGGATGGCACAAGCGCAGCAAATGCAATGTCTGAGAGTCTTGAAGAATTTCATGCAGTAATGCAGAGTTCTATCCAGAACTGGTCCGATGGCAAGGTTTCCAGCATTGTGAAAAAGAGCGAGGAGGTATCGAAGGAGGAACTGGAGATTATGAAGTCTGCAGTAGAGCGTCTGAATCAGACCATCGAAAAAGCCTGCGGTACCAAGAAGCCTGAGGAGAAATCCAAGGATGGACCAAAAGAAAACAATGAAAACCCGAAAGGAGACGAAGAGGAAATGAAGATTGACAAGAGCAAATTAACAGATGCCGAGAGAGCTTTCCTGGAAAGCATTGAAAAGCGTTGCGGAACCGACGACGGTGCAGAGGCCACTCCTCCTGCAACACAGCAGCAGGCAGAGACAGGGGATGCAACCGGAGCAGTGGCAAAGGCGATGGCAGATTTAGGCTTGACCGGAGCAACCGGAACACAGCAGCAGGCAGACGACATCTACAAGGGACTGCATCCGGCTGTTAAGGCTGAGATCGAGGAACTGAAAAAGTTCCGTGAAGCCGCAGAGGAAAAGGATCTGAAAGATGTGGCAAAGAGATACACCATCATCGGCAAGAAGGAAGAGGAACTGGTACCGGTTCTCAAATCCTTAAAGGCAGCAGGCGGTACAGCCTATGATGATATGATCGCCATTCTGGACCAGACGGTAGCAACCGTAGAGAAGTCCGGAGCATTTACCGAGATTGGAAAATCCGGTCATGGCGGAGCAGAAGAAGGTTCTGCAGAGGCAACGATCAGCAACATCGCCAAGGGCTATATGGAGAAGGATGCCTCTATGTCATACGCAATGGCAATGGCTAAGGCGTGGGAGGATAACCCGGAACTGGTTGCTAAGTATGAAGAAGAAGCAGGATTATAAGAAGAGGAGGTAATGAAAGATGGCTAAGAACTTTAACGGTACACAGATTAACCAGAGTGTAACCATCGTGGAGACTGCAGGTGCAGACATTGCCGATGTGAGAAACCGCATCATGGCATACGATGAAAACGGAAATGTAGTGCTTGCATCCAAGGGTACGGACATTCCGGTAGGAGTTGCACTGATCGAGGCAGGAATCAACGATATTTCCGGAGAAAATTCCGGAAAGGTTGTTACTGGCGATGATGTGGATATCCAGATTAAGGATATCGGCTATGTAATCGCAAGCGAAGCAATCACAAAGGGACAGGAAGTAGCAGCCGGGGCAGATGGTCTTGCGGTACCTGCTAAAGCCGGTGACTATGTGATCGGTTTCGCTCTTCGTTCTGCAGAGAAAGACGGATACTGCAGAGTCCAGATTTCCAAGTATCAGAAAAATTAACCAAGGAGGTAAAAAGTAAATGAAAAAGACAGCAGCAGATATTCAGATTGCTATTGCCAAGGGCGCATTCAGACCGCACACTGCGTTATCCAACATGGCCCTGGCTTATTATCAGAGTGAGGCAAAGTATTTCGCAAGGACAATCTTCCCGATTTGTCCTGTTTCTTTGTCCTCAGACAATTACTATGTGTTCGACAAGGAGGACCTGCTTCGTGATAACTGGCAGAGAAAGCCGGCATACGGAAAGGTTGACCCGGCTGTATTGTCAGAGCATACCGAGACATACGCCTGCTATGTTGACCAGATGATTATGGGCATCGACCAGATCAGACAGACAGACCTCACTCGCAGACAGGGACCGAGAATCATCGATCCGAGAACTCAGAGAACAAAGACAGTGGCAGCGCAGGCAAACATCCACCAGGATGCTCTCTTTGCAAAGAACTTCTTCAAGAAGGGTGTGTGGGCCAATGAAAAGACCGGTGTAGACAGCACCACTCCTACCGACAAGCAGTTTATCAAGTTCTCCAACAACAACTCCGATCCGGTGGCTATTGTGGATGCTGAGAAAACTGCAATGGAGCAGGAGACGGGCTATATGCCGAACAGAATTGCCCTGGGCGTAAATGTGTTCAACGCATTAAAGAAGCACCCGGCAATCCTGGAGCGTGTAAAGTATGGCGGTTCCACTGCAAATCCGGCAACCATCACTGAGAATGTGCTGGCTCAGCTGTTTGGTGTAGAGAGACTTTCCGTACAGCGTTCTATCATGAACAAGGCAGAATTTGGCGAGGCAGCAAAGATGGAGTACATCGGTGATCCGGATTCCTTCCTGCTTGCATACGCAACCGATACTCCGTCAATCGACCAGCCTTCCGCTGGTTATATCTTTACCTGGGATATGCTGGGTAATGGTAACATCCTTCCGATTCTCAACTATTTAGGTGAGAATGGTACCCATGCTGAGTTTATCGAGGCGCTTATGGCTACGGACATGAAGAAAACCGCAGACGATTTGGCAGTGTACTTCACGGAAGCAGTGTAAGGAAGGAGGGTTCGGTATGAAATTGATCGCTCAGAAACCCTGCAACTTTGGCGGCAGGAATTTTTTCATCGGGAGTGAAATTCCGGCCGAGCTGGTTGCTGAACCTAAGACACAGGAGAGGTTAGGCGTTATTTCAATCATTGAATCTGCAGAGGGGGCATCGGGTACTGTACCTGGTGCCTTTTCTTGGGAGGAAGTGAAAACAAAGATTGCCGAGGCAGTAGAGGAATCCAACAGCAAGCGTGAAGAGGCTGAAAAGAAATTAGAGGAAACCGAGGCGAAGTTGGGCGAAGTCAAGGCACAGTTGGCAGAGGCACAGAGTTACACTGCAGAGTTGCAGGAAACGGAACCCGGTGCATACGAAGGTGTTGTGCCTATCGTAATTAGCACCGATGGGGACGAAGCGATGTCTGTTATGCTGACGCCGGAGGAAATCCAGCTTGTAGTTACTATCCGGCAGCAGACCGCAGAGAACGCAATCAAAGCCATTGCCGAGGTCAAGAGTGAAAACGCTCTGATTCTCATTCACGCACTGGACGAGAGGAAAACGGTCAAAGAAGCGGCTAAAAAGCAGGCAGACACCTTATTCTCCACTAAAGAGGATAACAACGAAGCCAGCACCGGTAAATCAACCACAGACACCAACACGGAGGGGGCTGATACCTAATGGCGAAAGGTGCATACACATATGAGCCGGAAAACGTCAAGGAGTTCAGCAAAGACCGTATGAGGTTTGAGTTAGGAGATACGATGGTAGAGGGCGGTCCCGATACTACGGCACTGACTGACGAGGAAATCCAAGCAGCACTCGACTCTTTCCCAAAATCGTGGAAGAGGGCAAAATTGATGTTGCTGGAAAGCCTATGTCGGAGATTTGCTTATGAGGTAGACACAAAGACCGGGCCGCTTACTCTTTCCATGCAGAATCGTGCGAAACTCTGGCGAGAAGATTACGACAGCTTGAAAAAAGAGGTATCCGCAGAAGCAAACTGCGTACCGAAATTCAGCAACGGAGCGCAGAATAAGCCTCCGTATTTCTTTGCCGGAATGCACCAGAACGAAAGGACGAGGCCGTAATGATAAATGCAAGGATGATGTATCTCAGACCGGGGAATCTTTTCAAGGACTTCGTAGTAGAGAACAACAAGCAGGTTGTCACGAGTACAGGTCGTGTGGCACAGGTCCATAACGGCGATGGTACAGTCATAATCAGAGGATGTCTTGCAGAGGCATCGGACGAGGATAAGACAAACCACAGCAAGACAGACCATGTTGTTACGCACACCATAGTTCAGTCCGGACCGGCAAAAGCCAAGAGGACAGACAAACTGGTACTCGGAAACAGGTCATTTTACATTGTGGATATAGACGATGCGGGTTCGCTGGGAATCTCCACTATCTACTACGCTGAGGAAAGGGAGGATGTCAAATGAAATTGTGGGTAGACGGCCAAGCCGGAAGTCCGGGAAGTGCAATCCGGGCAAAGGTGAAAGACCAGGTTGCGAATGTCAATAAGCAGGTACTTTCAAGAGGCACCAGGGCAGTGAATGCTCTGCGCAATGCGGAACTGGAAGTGTTGAAAGGGCAGAGAAGCGGCAGGGTTTACCGGAAATATCCGTACAAGTCAACCTATACGGCATCCGCACCGGGAGAACCGCCTGCAAGACGGACAGGAAACTTGCGTATGCACTGGAACGGACAGGTCAGAACCGAAGGAGGCGCTGGCGGCGGAACAACCGTCATAGCGGAATTGGAAAGCCAGGAATCCTATGCAAGCTACCTGGAAAACGGAACATCAAAGATGGCGGCACGACCATTTCATGACAGAATCGTTGAAAAGGCAACACCGGAAATTGAGAATATTTACAAAGAACCGTACTCATAGGAGGTAGGAAACGATGGCACTGGTAATTGAACAGCCGGTGGCATCCTTCGACATATCCCAGATTAAGCGAGGAGATTTGCTTTGGGCGAAACACTTCACCTGGGATGAAGGAAAAGCGGGATTTGTCACATCGGCGGTAAAAGACCAGCTGATCGTGCAGTATCATCCCGGCATCGGCAATGTAACAAACCATTTTATTATTCCCATATCAGAGGCAGTAGCCGGAGATTGGGAAATCAGATGGTCTGCAGATTTGACAGAGGTACAATCGTACAATGTCGAGGCAGACGAGGAACAGCAGGAGGGAGGTACTTCGGATGATTCTGGAGGAACTGATTAGAAGGAGGTTCCTGGACTCTGAAAAACTCACTAAGCATCTTGCGGCGTTTGGCGAGTTACCTGCTGTGTTCAGCCCGGAAGCACCGGGCGGCAACCAGGAAGGGTGGGGCGGTAATACGCAGTACCCTCAGATAGTTTACAATTACGACCTGCAGGCAAACGAGGAAAGGCACAGTGCCGGGGCTTTATCGGTGATTCTGCTCTGCCAGAACACAACGGATGTGGCACCGGAGGATATTGAGCCAGAGATTCGAGCCTGCTTGCGTGATGTTATCTTAAAGCCGGAAGGTGGAACTCCGTACTGTTTTGCATGGGCGAGGACAGACGGATTCAGTGTTGACGAGAACAAGGGAAATGCGAAAAGCGCATATATGACAATCGGGTGTGAAATCCGGTTCGATATCCTGGAATATCCGTCACAGGAAACGACTGATCCGGACCCGATAGTAGCCATGAACAAGTATTTGAAGGGATTGTACCCGGAATGTATCGTTATGGGCTATGACAATATGGAGGAGATAACGGAAGCAACAAAGGAAAGACCGGTGATTTACAGCCGGTTGCTGTCAGTAGATAAGGCAGAGGAAACGAATACAGTAGCATGGATGGACGGTAGAATTGCCGTCCATATTTTATGCCCGGATAGCGAAGTGAGGCTAAAAATGGCATCCGCCATCACAAACGCTCTTTCCCTGGACGGAGAAGTAATCATGCTGGACTATTCCCCCATGTTCATTAAAAGGCTGCAGGCAAACTACAAGTCGGACTATCTGAAAGACGGTCAGATTTCTTTGACAGGACATTATGGACTGTTGAGATATAAGGCAAAGCCACATTCCCTGCAGAGGGCGAATGTGAATTACAAGTAAGGAGGTACAGAGATGGCAACATCAAAGAAAGCAGAAACCGCCACTACCGAACCCGCACAGGAGCAGGAGACAAAGGCGGTAACTGAATCTGCACAGGATCAGCAGGCAACAGTAAATGCGGCGACGCAGACGGAATCTGTCTATGCCGTAAGCGAACTGGCAGCCAATGCAAAGAAAATCTTCGGAGAACGTCCGGAGTGTGTTACTGCAGCACTTAGATTTGCAGGAAAAGCAACCTGTACGGTCTCCGAGGCAAAGAAGATCGTAGAGGAATTTATGAAAAGGGAGGTCAAATAAATGGCAGCAACATTTATTTTAGGCGAGACAAAGGTACGCCCTGGTTCATACTTCAATGTCCAGAAGAAAGGCACCAACGCCTCAGCCGGAACGATGAACGGGGTAACTGCGGTTATCTTCAAGGCGGATTTCGGACCGCTTAACGAGGCAGTAGAGTTGAGTGCTGATGATGGTTACGAGAAAACCTTTGGCACAGGGCTGACTACAGATGCAATGAAGGAGGCTATTTCCGGAGGTGCGAGAACAATCATCGCTTGTCGTGTGGGAAATGGCGGACAGACAGCAACAATCACTCTGAAATCAAGCGATGGCAATGCGGACGCTGTGACGGTTACTGCAAAGTATCCGGGGGCAAAGTCTTTCACGGTTACAATCCGGGAGAAATTGTCTGATTACACGCTGAAAGAATGCATTATCTATTCCGGAACAACGGAATTTGAGAAAGTAGA